CTATATAACCATAGGCAATATAAACGCTTTGCCTATCTATACATTAGCTATATACGAAACGCCTCATGCGCTTGCGCTTGGGGTGCTTTTCGGCTTCCTCTGCCCGTGGGGTCATGTCTTTTGAAATGTCAATTGATTTTTGTTGTAGGTAGCGCCTTCTTGCTTGTTCTATAGAGGGCTTGGGCATATTGTCATGATCCCCTATGGCGAATATCCTGATCCACAGGCCATTAAAGAGTATTTGCTTCCAGTCTTTGACGTAGACTAGGCGCTCTTTAAAGAGCAACCTCATGTAGTGCTCATAAGTTGCAGGGGTGATGCCTGTTATGGCACGGATTTGGGGAGTGGTCAGCTCCCCATGCTCCTCCAGTGCATCGATGATCTTGTTACAGTTAATGATGTCTTTAGGCCCCATCTAACCTCGCCCCTGCAGTCTTGTTTACTCGAGCCTTATCCCGCTCATCCTCCTGACCTATCCTGTACCCTACTTCAAACGCTCTGCGCAAAGTGTATACGGACAGCTCTATGGGGCTCAGGGACTCTAGAAAACGCATTGCCCTTATGTTGCCCTCGGTTCGTGATTCGAGACGCTTGAGCATCTCCCCTTGCGCCTTGATCCGCGCTTCAAGCGCCTCGAACTCTTCATCTTCGGTCATGTTAATTTCCTTTTGATTAACTTACATACTTACTGGATTCAATTTTTGATTAGGTTTTGCTTAGTTTTTCCAACATTGTTTTAATATCCTGTACCTCTTGCTCAGTCTGCCTGATGTGCCAGATTTTTGAGTTCAGGGACATGTAGCACCAAGCGCCTACTTTCGTGAACGCCAGGCTTTCTTGCTCTAAATGCTCTTGGGTTATCTGAAATACCATCCATCTATTTTAGTCCTAATCCTGTGTAGCAATCTTTTCTGACAACCTTGCTTCTGCTTTAAGTGCAGCATAGGCGATACAATCCTCCAGACTATCTCTGTGCGGTGAGCCTCGTTGCCTGTCCCTGACATCTTTGAGCACCTGTAGGAGCAACCACCCTTCTGATTCGCTCAAGCTCTGCCCTGTGATCGTGTTAAAGGCACTCACTGCACGCCCCATGGATCGCTCCCCTGCTGGTCTGTCATACTGTTGCCCCCGCTCCTTCATGTGCTCTGCTGCCTTCTCAAGCAAGTGTGGGGCAGTGTTCACGTGAAGGGTCTCATGTACGGGCGGAGCAGGTTCACTGGCGCTGTTATGCAAAGTAAAAGTACTGTTTAAAATATCCTTTAAACTTTTGTCCATGTTGTCCATGTCATTTATCCTCTGATTCCTTGTAAGTGATCCCAGTAGCGTTGGTTAACTTCTCGTTGTTGGCGCTCGTTACGCTTGGGCGCCAAGGCTCGTTGCAGGGCAAGGCAGTGATCCAAGTTAAGTTCCTCTTCCACTTTTTCTGCTGTTACCTTCTTAATATTCTTGACATAGTAGTAATTTGACTTACTGTCTTTGGGTTTTTCAGCGTCAGGCAGGTTCCCTCTCGTGAACTCTGCTACAAGTCCGTTGCGGGGGCTTTTTACCCAACCGCTTAGGTACACTAAATTATGAAAACGCATCATCCGCAGGGCGTCCGCCACAGCGTTCTTTGACTTATCAGGGCTGATGCGTTGGGCGATTTCCACAAATGACAACCCACGCTCGGCTTCTATTAATACTTTTGCCGTGGATGCAATGGTATTGTTCTGGGCGCTTAGGTAGTCTTCTATTTTGTTAGGTCTAGGTACCTTGGGTTTCATGTTGTTGCTCCTGTAGATTGTTCTCTGGTCTTGTCTTTGTAAAAGTACCCTTGCTTTTCCATGTATTCGCGGGACTTGTTTAGTTTTAAATTTGTGGCCTTAGCGTAGATCACAACCCTTGTGGTGCCAAAGTACTCAGCAAGCTCTCTGGTGCAAGTATGCGGGTAGCGTGCCTTGAGGATCGCTTCCTCTTTTTTCGTCCATCTAAACTGCGGTTTGTTCATGTTCATGCCTTCATGCGGTGGTGTGTACAGGGGTGTATTAAGCAGAGTCTTCAGGGTCATCTATGTCTTGATCCATAGAGATGAATATAGGGGTCTTTTCCCCCAGGTAAGCGCCTTGGATGTTGAAATCAAAGTACTCCATGGCATCCACGTAATCCATATCTAATGCCAACTTCTCCACGATCCGTGATGCGTCATACAATGCCACCCACTCTTGCCCTCTGAGTGTCACGCCCACAAGGCAGTCGTCATACCCATCAGCCAACAAGATCCGCGGATCGAGGGCTTTGATCTTTGTAATGAGTGGGGTCATTTCTGCTCCGCAGGTTGGTTCATAAACGCAGTCAGACCTTTTGCTAAGTAGTCCGCTTGCGCATAATTTAGGCATACATAATAATCTTGTTGGGTAGACGCCCAAGAGGGGAACTTACAGATATAGCCGTTGCCTGTGTTGGTTACTTTGCACAGTGTCCCCCCAGCGCTGGTGTAGGAGGCGTTGGACTTGATCTTCAGTACGTTGCCTTTAATCTTGATGGTTTCAAAGTTCTTCATGTTTCATCCTCTCATGTTTATATTTTAGGTTTTTGTGTACATGTCACAATAACGTGTACCTTTTTAGGTGTTTTGTGTTCATGTGTTCTTCTCCTTAAGTTTTCCCTCAATTAGTTTTACTAAATCGCGCACTGTTGCTGTACCACTTTCTGGCAAATTAAGATTGTTAATCTCATCATCTGTTAGCCCGACCCATTCACGCTTCAGTGGTGCGGTATAAAGTTCAACGCCGCCTTCTGGGTAAGACCCTTTTGGGTAAACTAAAATATGGCTATAGTCATCTGAAATAAATCCTTGCAGATCAGTGCTGTCAACCGACCCGAAAGGTTCTTGGGCTTTTTCGGGTTCATAATCAAGTCCTACTTCTCTTGCGTTCACAGACATCTTTTCTAATGTCTGGTCTACTGTCAGCCCATCTGGTCGGTACGCCATGTCGTCTGGATTCCACGGTTCGTTCATTATTTACTCCTTTCGTGTATACAGCGGTGCGTCAAAGTGCGCGAATACGAATGCGGTTAGTACTAATATGCTCATGTGTTTTTTGCCTTAATTTTTGCTTCAAGAGCACAAGCGATTTGTTCCACGTCACCCCTATAATATTCGCCTCCCAAATTTGGCATCAACGTGTCTATAGCTTCATTTTTTTCATCATTTGTTAAACACACCCATTTGCGCTTTGGTTGGGCTGTAAACAAAGGCACGTCACCAGATGAAGGGTAAAGCCCAAGGCTAGTATTCCACTCTGTCGCCCCGTCTTGTTTAACTGCCAGCATATAACCAAGCTCTCTATCTTTTATAAAAGCTACTGGTTCGTTCATTATTTACTCCTTAAAACGTTTTCTAATTTCATCGGCGCACCAGGTCGCTAAGACATCTTCACCAGCATAATCTTTATCAATTTCGTAGCAAATATCTATGCACTCTTTAACAATCAACTCAGCAAATCGTTCCAATTCTTTGCCGTCAGTCACCACATACATCTCGTCAAACTTAGGAAACCCTGCCTCAAGAATTAACTCTTTTATTCGTTTGTTCATTTGTTTTCTCTTGGTGGTTCGGTTGGCTTTTTGCCTATCGCGTAACTCAAATTAGGGCAGGAAAGCACTTCTTCTATGTAAGACGATGACCAAGTTTTTGAGTCTGTTAACCAAACCCAAATACACTGGTCGGTATCCTCAAGCCATTGCTTAATAACTTCTGCTTGTGGGTGTTTCATATCTCAAACTCCTTGGCTGACAATTCAATTGCTTCGATTTTGAAAAACTTAAATTTATCCATCGCTTCTTCGTATGTGTAGTGGTCGCTAGTCATGTCAACGTAATCCCCTTGCACGAGTGCGTACTTGTGCTTAGTAACGATCTTAGGTTTGACTCGATACTTTGTGCCTTTGTGCCATTGGGGGGACTCAACGTAACGCCAATCTTCTTTGTTTTCAAAATAAAACTGAATTTCAGCACCGTCAGCCCATTGCTTAATTAGTTCTGCGTGTTTATGTGGTTCCATCTTCTTTCTCCTAGTCATTATCGCAATATGTTTCAGGCACTACCTCGTATGTAACGTCATATATTTCTCCTTCGCTGAGCACTTCCCAGTCAACACTTTCTAACTGATCTTCTAAATCATCATCATCTTGAGCGATGATGTACGTCTCTATCTGTTGGGTGACGTAACCCCTAACTAAGTACTGTTTCATAATGCCCCCAAAGACTTGTAGTACGCCCACTTGTCAAGATAAACTTGTTGCTCGGACGGCGGTACAAAGCCCAGGCGCCTGAGTGTCGCCATAACGTCTGTTTTAACAGCAGGTACGTAAACTTTATGGTCTTTTTCATAGGTAAGGATGTCCATCTTCTTTCTCCGTGTATAAGTGATTCATTAAGCTATGTAATGCGCCTTTTATGGCTCATTAAACGCAAGTCGTGGTGCAGTTGCCCCCATAACAGCATGTTGTGCACATGATGACTTTTCCGTCAGGCGTCACAACAGTGTTAGTCAGGCACGCTGCATAGGCTGCGGTGGTGGCTACGGTTAAGGCAATTGCGATAAGGTACTTTTTCATCTTTCTTCTCCAGTATGTGGGTACTACGGTTAGGTACTACGTTAAAAAACTCGGTCGTGTATTTCATCTTCTAGGTTAATAATTTCAGACTCTGATAGTGCACTTAAAACATTTACTTTTCTTGACTTATTGGCTTTGTTAGTACCAAGTAAAACGTAAACAGCGGTAATGTCTATCTGGGTAGGTAAATCCCCATCGGCGGGCAAGATGTCGTACTTGACGTGCACATCTAGGTTTAGTTGAGTGGACTCAATCATGTTTTGCTCGCATTGGCTTGTTCTATGTCACTAAAGTCAGGCACTTTCATCGCTGTTGAGCTACCTTTGCGGGGACGCCCAACTTTTCTTTTTTGAATAAGTGGGGCAACGACTTCTTTTTGCCCAAACACTTCCCTAAAGTCACGCTCGATGGCCAACATTGCAACATTACCTATCGGCATCTTGTAATGGTTGGCGAGTTCTCGAGCCATGGTCAGGAATTCTGACCTTATAACCACCGCTCCCCAATTCCCGTATGCTTCATTATGACTCGGGGTTCTTTTCCCTTTGACTCTGAGCTTTGGGTAGTATTTTTGGTTCTGAAGCATTTGTATATCCTTTATTTAAAGGCTTAATTGTGTATTATATTCTTTGTCGATAAAAGAGATATTAAACCAATTAAACAAAAAAATACCTAGGGGTTTTCCCTAGGTATCATAATTAATTTAGATGTGTTATTTTGCGTCGCCCCAAGAGGATCCAATTTCCACGTCTACGCGAGACGGCACCTCCAACTGTACAGCGTCGCACATGATCCGCGCTGCTTGCTCCGCCTCCTCTCGGTTGTTTACACTGACGGCTAGTTCGTCATGCACCTGCAGGAGCACGCGAAAGCCTGCTTTGTCGAGCGCAATCATTGCCGATTTGGTTTGGTCTGCTGCAGAGCCTTGGATCAGTTTGTTCAGCCCTTTGTAAGTCATCGCGCGCTTGATCCGCGGACCGTATTCCACCATGGCTTGTTCGTATGGAAGCGCCTTGTTAATGCCCCATGTCGTTGGCTCCCAAAGCGGGAAGCGACACTTACGCCCCATGAGTGTACGGATGCTGCCTGCGGAGGCTGGGTGCTCGATTCGGCGCATAACGGCATCAATTAAACCACGCAAGAAAGGAACTTTTGCATGAAATGTTTTTAACAATTCGCCTGCTTCATCAACGTCTAATTCAAGCTGTGAAGCAATCTTATTTTTTCCTGCCCCATACAGGATGGACAAGCCAAGTGTCTTCGCTTGTTTACGCCCAATGCCTGCCATGTCAGCAACCATCTGGTGAAAGTCAGTGTTTGGGTCGTTTTTATAGGCATCCACCACCTTCTCAGCGCCAGGCAAGTTCAGTAGGCTTGCATAATGGATCAAGATCCGTGGTTCTTGGCTCGAGAAGTCATTTGCTGCCCACAACTGCCCTTCTTCTGGTAAGAATAGCCCACGCACCAATGGCCCGATAATCTCGTGACGTGAAGGCACCTGCTGCAAATTCGGAGAATTCATACTGAGGCGTCCTGTGACCGTGCCTCCATTGTCTGAGCGCAGTTGATTGACGTGGGGATGTATGCGCCCATCTTTTTCAGAAAAGTCAAGGTAGGGCTGTAGGAACGTGCCGTGGGTCTTGTTTAGTTCTCTTGATTCCACAATCATTTTTGACAATGGGTGTGGATTGGTGTCAAGAAAAGATTTTGTAAAGCTTGGGAGCCCTGTGGTGGATCTTGGGTAAGCGATCTTAAGTTTGTCAAAGGCAAGAGAGATACTCGCTGCAGCCCAAATGTCTATGTGCATACCGCACGTCTTTTTAATTTCAAGCAAAAGCGCCTCTTCGCGCTTCTTCATTTCTTTGATGTGCCTGTACGCTTTCTCACGATCAAAGAGAATGCCTTGATGGGTGAGCTTAATGAGCACAGGTAAGAGGTTTGTCTCGAGCTCAAAGATTGACTCGACTTCGTCTTTGCGTAATAAGATTTTAAAGTGTTGCCAAAGCTTTAGAGTCAGCGCTGCGTCTTGTTCTGCGTAGTCACCAACAAACATCGCGGGCAACTTCCACATGTCCTTTTTTGGGTGCACACCAAAGTCTGCAGCAGCCTCTTTTAAGCCCTGCTCTGACTTGACTTCCTTTAAGTAATCAAAACCCAAACTGTTCAAGGCGTAAGAAAAACGGTTCTCATCTAAAACAGCTGCAGCAAGCATTGTGTCAACCACACGCCCGTTGATCTTAAATCCTTGAGCCGTGAGCCATCCGCAATCATAGGAGGCATTGTGCATCACTTTGTCAGCAGTCGTATCCAGTACTTTTTGTATGTACTTCTCTACAATGCGCTTATCAAGGTTTCCGCCCCCTTGGTGTGCCACGGGGTAGTAGCCCTTCCATCCGTCTACTGCAATGGCGTAGCCAACGATGTAGCCATCTTTGCGAGGCCAGCCTGGACCAAAGTGCTCCATATTCGGGTCGCAGGTCTCCAAGTCAATTGCAATCTCGTTAGCCTCAGATAGATCTGGAAAATTCTGTGGTGGTATCCACTCTGAGCCACGAGGAAATAGGGATATTGTTTTATTATTTTTCAAAGTCTGAAGCCTTTTTGTTCGTTTTTAGGAAGCACTAAGTGCAGCGATTCGCGAGCCCTGGTCAACCCTACATAAAACAAGCGATGTATATCGTCTGCGTTGCGGTCGTACTCTCGTGCAAACTTAGCGGACAAATCCGTGAGTAGCAATACGTTATCCGCTTCCCCTCCTTTTGCACCGTGGATCGTGGACAGTTTGACATGAATTTTACCCGTGAGCCGCGTACCGCGACGCAAGAGCGCAACCAAGTAATCACGTTTGTCTTCACCAATCTTGGTTAACGCTTCATGCCAAATAGCATCGGTTGTCAGCCCGTGGTTTTCCTGTAGTGATTTTAGAGTGTACATGCACTCAGGATCAGCGCTTGATAGGGTTTTGTATCCCCGTTTGATACAATTAGAGCCGAGGTACTTATAGATCTGTTTGACCACAGAGAAGGGGACTTCTTTACCCTTTCGAATCGCTTCCCATCCGAGCACCGCGGTCAGGATGGTATCTGAAACGCTTTTTTGACCGTTTCTTTCAAACAAAATCCCTTGTGATTTGAGCCAGTAATACATCTCGTTGAGCATATAGTTTGTGGCTGCCATGATGAGCCACTCGCCCTTGCTGACATCTACCTGTGAGAAGTGGTTGTAGTACTGTACGGTGCCTTGTGTGTCACGTGGCTTCCAAGTCTTTGGTTGTCTTACACGGATGCGCTTTACCACATTGTTGGCAAGTGCGTGTATTTTTGCAGGCACCCTGTATGATTGATCAAGGACTTTGATTTCTCCTGACAAGTTGAGAAAACTATCCACATCTGCGCCACAAAACTTGTACGAAGCCTGGTCATCATCCCCTGCCACATAAACATGATTGCATCTCTTTGCTAACTCGTACACTAAGTTCCATTGTATTCGAGAAAGGTCTTGTGCTTCATCGACGATCACGGTTTCAAGATTAGGTAACCTGTGTGGCTCTTCCAACAAGCGCTCAAGCAAATCAGTGAAGTCCATAAGACCTTTTGATTGCTTGTAGTGTCGATAGCAACGCTCAACGAATTCAAAGTGAAACCACTCAATTGTCAAGCTACTACGATTGTAGTAAGTACGCAGGTCTTCGCCTCTGATACGTGCGATGTTTATCTCATTCAAGATGGGGTGATCTGCACGGACAATATACTCCTCGTCTGTTGTATCAATACTAAGATCAATGCCCGCTTCTTTTGCGAATGCGTTGTAATCCTCGGCAGTCATCATGTCCTTTGTACCAATACCCAGACAGCGATAAGCCAAGCTGTGTAGCGTTCTGTACCACGGGAAGTCAACCTCTGAGTTAAGATCAGGAAACTTAGCCACTGCACGTTCTTTCGCCTCAGACGCTGCTTTGCGGGTAAAGGAAAAGTAGCCAATCATTGACGGATGAATGCCCCGCTCAAGCTCTGTTTGTGCGATGTTGAGTAGGTAGGTTGTTTTGCCAGAACCAGGATTACGGCGGGCCGAAGACTTTTTGTATCTTCGACCCTGACTCCTTATGTAAGTTATCCATGTTTTAAGTACCAGTCTTCTATCTCACCTAACCCAGCAGGCCACAAGATAATAGGGGTACCTACGCCCATGTACTTCTCTATGACTTCTTCCACTAAATACACTCTAGCGTCTGGGTCAGTGAAATTAAAAGTAGAGACTAATATCTCCACCATTTTTTCCCCATCATAGATAAGCCTCTCCACTGGGTCTTCATTGTTCCATGCTAACCCGACACCGACTACAGCTGTGTCAAATCCTTCGAACTTGATGAATGGGTAGTTTAAAATGGTACACCTCCTTCATTGTCTGGTGTGTCAAACGGTGCGTCTTGCTTTTCAAACAGAGGAAGGCGCCATGTCCGCGTTGCGCGTCCCTTGAGAAATAGACTCGATGGCTCCCCACCCATATCTCTTAAGCGCTGTGCCATTTTTGGGGCACTAAGACTTAGAAAATTGTTGCGCCTAAGAAAAGGTTCAATGTCCTTGATGCGAAAGTAAACCTTACCTTCTTCCTCGCATGTCCAAGGGCGCCCCAAGAGTATCTCATCGCGGTCCATGGCTTGCTGTAAGTGAGTGCAGAACTCTTCCATCAGATCAGCGAACCGACCGCTAATGCTCGTGTCCTCAGTGGCTTCAACGATGTGCTCAAGCTCCACCATTTCACGTAGCAAGGCGTTCAATAATCCTTCCCAATCTTGTCTACGTAGTGTGGGTGGCAACATATTAACTTTTTCAACGCACGCTTTTTGAAAAGCGATCTGATTAAATAAGCTATCTGTTTCAAGCTCCACACGTTTGCCGTTAATGTCCATGAACCACAAAGGCGGTTCACTGTTGTACTTTGACAAAGAGCTCATCTGAGGTGTGTCAGCCGAGTCCGCACCGATACCAAACTTGCGTGAACGGCATAGCCCTGAGTTGCAAAACGAGTTTATAGGTGCGTCTTTGCATTTGTATTTATAGTCTTTTTTCTGTAATTGTTTTGAGATGATTTGTATCTCACCCATGCCCAGGGGTGGGTCAAAATACTTCATGTTGTACTCAAGCATCTTGTCTTCCCAATTCGTGCCTTCAGCTCGCTTGAGGTAGATGCCAATATTAAATAAACCGTTATTTCGTGTGCCCTCTGGAAACCCTTGTGAACAAAGGGCTTGCAGGCATGGTGGACCATCTTTTATTGGGTTTTCTGCTTGCTTGGGTTCTTCTGGAAAAGCCAGAGGAGGCGTCTGCACGTATTTCTCATGCAAAGCATAGAACTGTTCAAGCGTGGCAGAGGTGCCATCATCGTTGATACCGTAGCGCAAACCATCGTCCCCGCCGAAGTAAGGCAGGTTAAGAAAGTTTCCCGTGTCGCCACGATCTACAAGGATTTCTGTTTGCTTAGGGAATATCTCTCGTCCTGATTCGCCTAAAAGAGCTGCAACAGCCTTTAGATAACGTTGCATATCGGCAGCAGGCACAGGCTCAGATGTAAACAAAAAGACGTGCGCGCCTCCTGATTTGCTTCTACATACAACCAAAGGAAGCGCAAGCTTTCTGACTTTTAAGATAAGCCCCGCAAGATCGAGCGGGTATTGGTCAATGTCTACACAACCCCATATGCAAGAGTTGTCTGCTCGAATAGGGATGATACCAAGGCTTGGCTCAACACCTTCGAGGTGCTTGACCCACAGTTCGTCTGTAGGGGGCTTACGTATAACCATCGCCTTGCCCGCTTGTTTGCCACTATCCTTGGCGCGTTCGATGCGATAAGTTCCATAAGCAATATCTAAACCTTGGAAAATTGCTTTAAATCGTGTGATGTCAGTCATTCTTCTTTCTCTGAAAAAAAGAGGGTGCAGTCTCCCGCACCCCCTAACATTTAAAACGGAGCTGCTTCTACTGCGGATGCTTCGTCGCCATGTTTTACTTTTACTTCACCCGAATTAATAGAGGCTGCGAACAACTTTGCTGCTTGGTAAGTGCTTGCATCTTCTACTGTTCCGACACGTTCAATTTCCCAACCGTACCACTTGCCTTTATCATTTGACTCTTGAGCCGTGGTCAGTCGATAGATCTGACTATACAGCGGTGGGGTATAAAGACCGTTACTGCCTTGAAGCTTAACAGACATTGCCATAGAATTCCACTTGCGGGACTTCTTAAGCTGTGTGGACTTCATAACAATCAAGGCTGGATTAGGGATACCCTGATCGTCTAACACCATCACATAATGATTGGCGGTGTTCTCAATGTAGTTACCACTGTCCAGATAATCCTTGTTCTCACCTGCTTCACGGTGTGTCTTGGAGAGGATGTCACTTGTGCTTGGGTAGATGGCAATAGGTGCGCCACTGCCACTTCCACGGGGTGCCCATTCAATGTAGACACGGTTGTATAAAGCGGGGATCACTAAGATACCCTTCTTGCCATCGTACAGTTGACCTGTAACGGTGTTGTAAATCATCCCTGCTACGGCACCTTCTACTTCACCAACTTCAGGTGAGACGTTGGTTAGTAAACGTAAAAAGGGTAATGCAAAATCATCCTGGTTCATCCCTTCAAAACCTGCATGTGCATCTTCTTCAAAGATTAATGAAACTGCTAATGCACTGGTTCCTTTAACGGCTACTTCAGAGTTTTTTGACATGATTCTTGATCCTTGGTTGTTTAAACAGATTTAATGGTGGCTTTTTGTCCAATGTAGACACCAAACAATTCGGTGGGAAACTCGTTTCCTCGTTCCACCTGTTCACGCACCCATGCTTTTAATGTCATGGGTTCTATCTTCTCGGCTTGCTCAGCAGGAAAGCCAGTCTCCCCGAGTTGATTCAGTAGGCGAGCACAAAGCTCGTCTTCACCGCGCCCGAAACGTACCGAGACGGTGTTTTTAATAATGTCATCAAAGCCATGCTCACGCAACCACTCAAACGCTTCTGCACGTCGGGCTTCCGTAATGCTGGCACTGTAGAATGGTTTGACTTCGATAGAGGATCCATCATCCATTTTGAATGATTTCATGCCTAGGCTTGAAAGCGCTTCAGGAATGGTCTCTTCGATCATCTTGCGGTATTGGTCTTTGCGTTTCTTGAATTCTAACTCCATTTCATCGAGTTCTTTTTCAAGTTGCTTGGCACGCTTGGCGAGTGCGGAAATACCAGATAATTGATCATCAGCAAGCGCAAAGGCTTCTGAGTCTTTTTCAAATAAAGTCGTAAGCGTCATTTAATTCTCCTTTCTGTGGATTTAAATCTACCTGTATTGGTATGTACATTCTTTCAAACTTATCCCACTTTAAACATTTAAACCTACCTTTGTTTTTTGATGCGGCGATAGAGCTAATTATTGCAATCGCAGTGGGATCACCAATAAACAGGAGATAATCTTCATCGTTAAAATTTGCAAGCTTTCTTTGAATCCTGTGTACCGTTGGCACAACGGAAAAAGCAATCTGCGCATTAGGTGGCAGAATTGTTTCGATCTCACCGTACTTCATAGCGGATGAGATGTTGTGTTGTGCAGTTTCCGAGACAACGTAAACTTTAGGCACTTTCATTTCTCCTTTCTAGAATTGAGATCCAAGTGTATACTTCTTTTTGTCGGGGTGCAACCCCTCCTCAAAGAAAGAGAGAAAAATGGACGAATACATTGCTAACTATCCATTTAAAAATAAGCCCTTCCTTCATCAGGAAGCCTACTTAGAACGTTTTTGGAACAATGGTGTTGCGGCACTTTTTGCTGACATGGGGACTGGAAAGTCTTATATGATCATCAATAATATCGCAATGCTGTATGACAAAGGTCAGATAAACGCAGCGGTTATTGTGGCGCCAAAAGGCGTGTACCGTAACTGGTTTAATATTGAAATACCTAAGCACATGCCTAATCACATTGAGTACCAAATGGCGCTGTGGCGACCTAATCCCACGAAAAAAGAAGATAGCGATTTAATTGAGCTCTTTGGACGTGGGGAAGAGTTGAAAATACTGCTCATAAATGTTGAAGCGTTCTCCACGACAAAAGGTGCAAGCTTCGCTGCAAGGTTCCTGCGATCAAGAGAAGCGTTCATGGCAGTCGATGAAAGCACCACGATCAAGAACCCAAAAGCTGCTCGTTCTAAGGCCATTGTCAAAGTAGGTAAAGAGGCAATCTACAGGCGCATTATGACAGGCTCTCCTGTCACTAAAAGCCCTATGGATCTATACCAGCAATGCTTTTTCTTGTCTGGCGGATGCTTAGATTCAGCGAGCTTTTATGCCTTCCAAAGCAGGTACGCAATCATCCAAGAACGCACACTTGCCTCGCATTCTTTTAAGCAGATTGTGGGCTACAGAAACTTGGATGAACTGCAACAAAAATTAAATAAGTTTTCTTTTCGAGTAACCAAAGAGCAGTGCTTAGACTTGCCTGACAAGGTGTTCTTGAGACGCGAAGTGATGCTAACGTTTCCACAAAAATCAGCTTACGAGCAGATGCGTGTTATGGCGCTTGCAAAGCTCGAACAAGGTGTGGCATCCACGGTTAACGCGCTCACACAAATCATGCGCTTGCAACAAATCGTGTGTGGGCATGTGACGCTTGATTCGGGGGAAGTGGTCAGTTTGCCTAACAACCGCATGAATGAGCTCTTGGCGGTGATTGAAGAATCGAGAGGCAAGATTGTTATCTGGGCGCACTTTAGGTATGACATTGAAGCTATTAAAAATGCGCTTCAAAAAGCATATGGCATGACAAGTGTTGCAACGTATTTTGGTGATACGCCTGACGAGGAACGCCCTGAGATTGTGGCTCGCTTTCAAGATCCAAATAGTGATTTAAGGTTCTTTGTTGGACAGCCTAGAACGGGTGGATATGGTCTGACACTTACTGAAGCGCACACGATGATTTACTACTCAAACGGCTACGACTTAGAGGTTCGCTTGCAGTCCGAGGCTCGAATAGATCGTTTTGGGCAAGTAAACAAAATGACTTACGTTGACCTGGTTTCTCCTGGCACGGTGGATGATAAGATTGTCACGGCGCTTTTACAGAAGATGAATATTGCCAATGAGGTGATGGGTGATAAAACAAAAGATTGGCTTAAACATAACTCTACGCCTGAGTGGAAAAAATCATGATTGACATTATTCCGTTGCGTAAAAAATACAAGTACGAGAGCCTGGTTCGCGAAGATGGGCCAGCGGGGCGTGTGTATGTATACGGTGACACCAAACTACCCAGCGTGACACGCATTCTGTCTGAAACAAAAGACAAGAAGGAGCTTGATGCGTGGGCCACGAGAGTGGGTAAGCAAAAGGCGGAGCAGATTAAGAACGAAGCGGCTCTTGTGGGCACGCACATGCACATGGTGATGGATAGGATGATCGCGGCCCGTGACTTACCTAGACCCACTAGTTGGCAGATGTTAAAAGGTTACGAGATGGGGTATCGTCTGATTAACACGTTCTTTCCACAGATTGATGAGATATGGGGCTCGGAGACGGCGCTTTATTATCCTGATCGCTATGCGGGGACCGCGGACATGGTGTGCGTGTACCGCGGTAAGCCTTCTATTGTTGACTTTAAGCAGTCAAATAAACCGAAGAAACGTGAATGGATTGAAGACTACTTTCATCAGTTGGCTGCTTACGCATTAGCGCATGACATCGTGCATGGCACGAACATTGAAAACGCTGCGGTGATGATGTCTGTACAAGACGGCTCCACACAGGAGTTCACCACCGCAGGTCGGGAGTTTCAACAATACAAGCAGGCTTGGTTGCAAAGGGTAGAACAGTTTTACGCCAAGTAATTATTTCTTAGGCTTCTTAGCTGTTTTAGCAGATTGCTTAAAAGCGGCTGCGGTAGGCGCTCCCTTTGTGCCAGGCTTTCGCATCTTCTCGTTGCTACCTGCTGCGATGCGATCTTTCTTTGCCTTAATATTTGCGTATAGACCTTTCATTTACTGAGCTCCTTGGTTTTCTTCGCCTGCCGATAATCCCATTATACCTGCGGTGCCTGCTGCACCTGCTCCGATTTGGAACAAGGGCTGACCTTGTGTAGAGACTTTTTCTTTCATCTCAGCAGGGACATCCATGGACCAAACCTCTACTTTTTCGGGATAAATCAATGGGACTCCACCTTCCATCGATACTCGTTCTGTTGGCATTAAAGTCTTTTCAACTTTTACCCCATATTGCTTGCCTAACTTCTCAAGCTTTTTGGGCAACATTTTGTCATAGAATCCTTTCATGCCCTCACCACCAATCTCAAGATCTACACCCCCCATTGAATACGTTCCCGTTCTTTCGTCAAATACTCCAACTGATTTAGTTATTTTTTCCGCAACCTCTTTCCCCACATTGTCTTCAATTTCAGAAATTGAATACTTCTTACCTAGCAACTTATCCCCTGTCGGGGTAATTGCCTCTACTCGTCTTAAGCCGTTTTCATCAGGTTGGCCATATATAATTTTTTGAATCTGCTTACTCAAGTCATACCTCGCGGCCTGCGTCTTACCTGTGGTAAACGCAATCTTGTCGTAGCCCTCATCACTCGCTATTTTGATAGCACGCTTTAAGGCTAGATCATCCCAAGTTGTTTTGAAGGGGGCGTCTGGTACGCGGTTGCTTGATGCTATTTGAATCGGATTATTTTCGGCAATCCGAGCATTAGCTGTTGACAAAGCACTCGCTTCATCCTGTCTTTTATCAATAACGTTGGTAATAAATTCACCATTTTGGTCCCTAACTTCCCAATATCCCTCCATCATTTTTGCAGTTGTAGCTTTTCTCTGCTCTTTAACACGAGGGTTATAACCCTTCTTCCTTCCAGCCTGATGCCAATCCGATTGGATTTCCTCGATGAACAACGTAGGTTTGCCGTCTATCACACGGTCGTTTAACCGCATGTGAGCCAGAATGTTTGATTGATCAAAATGAGAAGAAGTGTAATTCCCTGCAGAAGCATCGCTCATCGGAATTTGTTCACCTGAATTTTTCCAATTCCTCATTGCATCTTGCCTAGCATACGCGATGGCTTCTGGAGTAGTGTAGCCATTAGAGGAGTTTAAGTATCTTTCATTAAAATAAGAATCAAAGTCAGGAAAATTAGCAGGTGTTTTTTCTGGCAACGTTAACAACACCTCTCGGTAATTTTCTCCGCCAGGTAAAGTGTAGGGACTAAATTTAGTAGGGTCAGCAAAATAATTATTTTCACTTTCGGGATTTGACAAATACCATCTTATTTCCTCTTTAAATTCTCTCCAATCGCCTCCAAAATCTTCTTCTACCGAACTATTCATCATTTTATTGTATTCATTTTTTAATTCATTATCAGTTAATTCCTCTAACGGTTTTTTATTGCCTTTTCCCAACTGAACCTCTTGCACCTGCACGCGGTTCGTGTCTAGATAGTCTTCAATCTCCGCCTTCGTCACAGTAGGCTTGCTTGTTAAGAAAGTGTCAAGTCCTGTGTACTGAAGCTCTTCTGCCTTGACTCCAGGCGTCTTTTGTAGCTGTGCCAAGAACTGTTGTCCACTGCCTTTTTGCTGTGGGTTATCCAAGATGGCTTTTTCAACTTGCGAATAAAAACCTTGCTCACTGACTTTAGGTAGTTTCTTCAACGCATCACTTGCTGTCATACCACGTTGAATGGCTCGCGGTGCTTTCATCACGCTTCCTACTGCTGCGCCTGCAACAGGGATACCCATTGCAATATCACCCATCGCGCCTAGCCCTTGGAGCGCAGCGGTGCCGTAATTGCCTTGTTGAAAATTCTCCACGGCTCCCGGTTCGGTGCCCCCTTCTACTGCAGGAAATGTACCAAAGTAGTCCGAGATTCCCGCTCCAGGGGCAAAGCCTAACCCTAGCAATGCGGCTTGTTTGCCCATACGCTTAAGATCCACCGAGGATGACGATGCAGGCTCTTCATCCCGCTTACGGTAAAGTAAAGCGCCAAGCTTCTCGGTATCCGCAGAGGCAACGTCCCCGCCTTCTGCGTAACGAAGCGCCTTGACCTTTGACATCATCTTCTTTGCTTGTGCCATTTACTGAGCTCCTAAAAAGCGATCTTCAGGGAATAGGGCCGAGAGCATTTGACGGCTTTGGCTTGGGGGTTGTGGTGCAGCACTTTGTGGGCCTGGCGGTGGCGCTTGGGGCGCGGTGCTTGGTTGACCAGCAGGCGCGCCTTGGTTCGTGAGCCCCGGTACGCCACGAGAGGGTGTGGGAGGAGGCATTTTGTTTAACCTACCACGAGCAGTCGGGGGAGGAGGTGCTACAGGCTCGTCTTCCATGGTCTCCACATAACGGTCAATAGCCGTTGGCAATATTGCGCCGGGGTATAGGAATCGTAAAACGCTAAGTTGAGTGTTTTTGGCTTCTGCTACTGTTGGATTACGAGACATCATTTGTTTAAACAATATCGGGTTTTTTGTTATTTCTTCTAATAATAACAATTTCTGTCTAGCAGGCGCCTTAGTAAACAGGTTTTCGAAAAACTTAATTGCTCTTGAAGCGAAGCTAAGTGAGCCAGGACCCCGTGGTCCAATTAAACCAGCAAAATTAGCACCAATCATAGCGACAACAAGGCTTTCAACAGCATCTTGTGGCGTAAAAACTTTAGTTGGATCGATTATTCTGCCTTGAGTTTTTAAGGCCTTTTCCACGTTCAGCATTCTATTACTCAACTGCTTTAAACGAGATAATTCGTCCGATGAAAAAAGGTTCTCCGCTCTCAGTAAATTAGCTATAGAAGGGTTGTTTGGCGATAAGGGCTTAAATAAAATGTCATTAAATGCCTGTGGGCTAAATCCACCCCCCTTTAAAGCTGTTTGATAAGCATATTGGTAAACAGTGGATAGCAAACCATCTCTTGCTGCTTTTCGTAACACGGGATCAGCAGGAGATGAGGCAGTTTCAACAAGTGATTTAAAGTTTTTAGTAGGCGCTTTTGGGTCAGTTAAAGCCATGGATACGGCAATGGCAGGATCATCCACCTCTAGTAAATCCGCAAATGCTTTCTCTGATTTTATGCGAGTATTAAGCAACGAATCAGGGTTTTTAACATCTAATAAAGTACGCTCGGCTGAGCTAATGTCTTTAAAGTCCCCTTCCATGTTTAGATATTTTAAGGCGTCTGCGTTTTGTGCTCTAAACCTATCTAACTTTCCCACGTCAACTGAACCGTCAAGGTTCAACGCTTCTGAAGCAAAGGCTTGCACTACTTTCCTTTCTGCATCACGCACAGAACGGGATGCTTTCCCAGTTGGGTCAACAAAGTCTGCTGCAGATTCCATCTCCTTCATACGCTTTAGTGTGGAATCTGCTCCACCGCTAAAGGATCGTTGAACAAGTAATTCAGGAGCTAATACATCTACTCCACGGCGATCTGTTGCAGTGACATTGCCTGCAAAGGTACGCTTAAAGGCTTCGTTGAGTCCATAACTAAACGCACGAGCATCTGCATATTGACCTTCTGGTAATGAATCCAAATCATCTAAGATAGCATTAGCAAGAATGGAGTAACGACGTGCTGCTGCAGGCTTGTTTGGACCTGCTTCACGAGCTTTCTCTAACAAACTACTACGAAAGCGAACCATGTCAATTGCAGACGACGGCTCTAACCCCAATGATTTAATCATATCAGGAGAGAGCTTTCCTGTTTCCAAGTATTCAGGGGTAACTTCTATCCTGTCTAGATTTTTTAATTTTTTAGCATTAAACCCTAAGCTTGATAAATCCTTTGACAGCTCACTTAATTCTTTTGAAATGTCGCCTCGGCTCGCCGAACTGAAAGGGGAATTGGCTACGTTATATAAAGCGTCGGCAAAGTTTGTAGGTACAATCTTTGTGGGCTTTAATTTTCCCCCTACGTTTGTAAAAGTCCCTTTAATCGCTGTCTGCCACAATTGAGTTTCAGATTCACGAGCTATTTTTAAAAGAGAATTCATTTGACCCTGCAAAATCTCTCCTACAACAAGCCTGTTGTCCGAGCCCCGAGTACCTAATTTTATGGATTTTTCTAGTGCTTCGGTTTGTGCAATATTAAAGGCTGTTTGAAATTGTGTGGCTATACTGTCTTTGCGTAAATTTGCAGCCGTAGCAAGGAAAACAGGATCGTTTGTTTGTGACAGGCGTTTTACAATAGAGTCATAGGCAAGAAGGGCTTCTTCTCCCATTTCTTTTGTGTCGCCAGAGTACTTGGCGTTAGATCTCGCAATTAAACTTTGGAGTTTAGTTAAAACATTAGACCCTGTTACCTGAGCAGTAGTAGGGGTAGGTACGCTGGTATCTCCTAATTGATTGTACAAAAAATCATCAATGGCTTTTACTATCTGTTTAGGGTCTTCCCCTGCCTCTTCAATAACGTTAACAAATATATCACGAACCGAATCCAAGGTTGAATCTGAAAACTGCCCTGAAGGAACTGAAGTTGCGCTAATAACTGCGCTTTTCCCTTTTTTGAAAGCAGCTTTTACTGAGCTCGCTAACTGTGGTCCGAATTTTGAGGGTAAAAAACTAAATGCTACTTCTGCGATAGGTTTTGCCATAGGGGATTCAGGGAAATACTCCGCCATACTCCCGCCTGCTACGCCTGCATAAAATGAAGCAATCGCTTCACTTGTGTAATATTTTCCTTTATTAGCACGGGCGTATTCACCAATCGCGCCAATAGCATTGCGGACAACACTTGCACCTTGGGGGGCTGCTTTAAAAAACATTGCGCTAGGGGCAAATGCTAGTCCCCCGGCAAAGGTTCGAGCGCCCTCATAAGAGGAGACAAGATCCTCGCTCTCTGCTTCGGGGAATAACGAACCTACAAAATCAGAAGCATAAAGCCCATATAAAAACCCAGCAGTACCCCCCGCCAGGGGCATGAAAGGAGCTGCGGGACCAGCAAAAGGCGCTAGTGCTGTGCCTGTTTTAGCGCCACCAATAGTACTAAGCAATAAAGCGCCCGATTCGGCAACGCCCCTAGCAGCCCCTGTCCCAAGTGCTTCTGCTCGTTCGGCTAGTGTTGGGCCTGAAGAACCTGTAATAACTCCTGCATCTTCTAAAGCTTGTCGCGGTGTCCATAACACCCCGGTTTTCGGCCCCTGTGACTCATCGCTAGAGAGCGCACCGCTTTGAAGCAGGCTTTGTAAAGTAATCGGAGGGCTAACCCCCAATGGCTCGCCAACAGTGACCACTGGTTTAACCGAAGGATCTTCCGTTAGCTCTGCAGAAACTTTTTGATTTTCCAACGTATTTTCAGCCATTTTATTTTCCAGGAGATCTAAATTGTTCTATTGGTACAGCCTCATAAATGCCTTTTTTAGCATCCCAAACTATTATCTCACTGCCCAGGGGTAGGTTAGTAGCCTTTTGCACATCTTCTGGCGTGAGTATTACTAGAGGCGCTTTAAGCAAACGCTGCAGTCCTGTTATCTCAGCTGCCTTGTCTCGATTAAGATTTGCCTCCTCCCTCGTAACAGTTAAGTCATTAGCTCGTGCCGTGAAATTATTTTGAAGTTGCGCCAACGTAGTGGTTAAACTGATGAGGTTGTTTCGATAAGCAACTTCGTTTTGAAGGAATCGTGGCTCAAGATCCAAGAACTGTTCAATAGATTTTCTCTCACTTTCTGCTAGTTTATTTGTTGCTCTAAAAAGATTAACAAACTGTGACTTAAGTTTCATAATGTCTGAATTGCTTTGATTCGCCTTAGCACTGAATTCACCCGCAAAATCAAAAGGAAATACGTTACCGAATATACGAGCCGCCTGCCTAGACGTTCCAATGGCATCCTTGTGCGCTGCCCATAAGGAATCTCGAGGCGAGCCTGGAGGAGACGGAAGTGTTGCATCGAGAGCAGGACCCGCCACATTTTTCAAGTAATCTTTTGACTCTTGTGAGAGTTTAGCCTTATCCCCGCCAGCCTCTTTGATGTTCAGTTGAACACTTTGAGGGACAACAATTGCAGGAGCACCCGCAGGAGCACCCGCAGGAGCACCCGCAGCAGCTTCTGAAAGTAATGCTGACCGACCTTCATTGTCTAACGCACTAACATCAAATGCACCATTTGCAACCAATTCAAAGGTGCCTCTTTTCTTTAACGCTTCTACCATTTCAGGTATTCGAAGACCTTTGGACGTTTGTTGTACTACATATCCTAGGTCATTTGTATAAGTGCTTGTTGTAGGCTTAAGAATCACAGTAGATGCTGCTAAGAATCTAGCCTCTTGTTCAGGAGTTGTCTTTCCTTCTGCATAGGGACGGGCGAGCTCAATGACTGTTTGGTATTGCCAATTAGTAGGAAGCTTTCCTCCTTCTTGCTTTGCTTTAGCCATCTCTAAATTATAAGCATCTTCCGCTTTTAATCCTTGCAACAAAACTTGACGTTTGAATTCCAAGTCAGATTGCTGTGCAGAAGAGGAGGCTTTAGATGCAGCTAAATTACGGGCTTCACGAGCGTTGCGATCAGCTAGTGCGTAACTAGTCAAAACACCTTCCTCTAAATTACGTCGGGAGGAGGTTTGCTCTTGTGCCCCCTTTAAGGCAGCTAAACGAGTGGCAACGTTTTGTTGTTCCATCTGCCCTGCTCGAGCTCCAATACGCTCAGGAAGTCCCTGTGCTGCAGAAGCTAAGCTAGTAGCAAATGACGCACCTACAGGAACTCGACGACCTTTCCCATCAGTACCAGAGGCTAGATTTAATCCAGCTTGCGCAATGTCAAACAACATCTGCGCTTGGGTCGTGCTCCGATCTCCGCCACCTAATGCTTCTTGATATATTGGCATAAGTTCGCTGTAAGAACGGCGCAAAGATTCAGGGTCGCGTCTCGCGTCAAGGCTTTGTAGTAAAGCTTGCGCAGAGTACGGATCAAGTGGAGGGCTTGGGACTTTACTTGGGGTCACGCCCTCCTCATCGGACCCCGCTTGAAAACGTTGGACTTGGACGTATCCACCTTGTGCCATATTAATAGGCGCCATGGGCGGTGGTCCTTGGTCCGTGGGCGGTTCTAAGAGTGCACCGATACCGCCTTCTGCACCAGGAGGCATACCCATGGCGCTCGGCGCGCCTGGAGGAGGGGGCATACCACCTGGAGGCATTGGAGGAATCATTGGAGGAGCCATCGGAGGTTGCATACCTTCTACAGGTAAGCCACTGATCCCGCCTTGCCCTGCTAACATGGGTTGTAAGAGAGCCAGCACTTCGGTTGGCGTACCCATTGCGGCTTCTTCACCCACCAAGTTAGCTAACTCATCAACTCGAGCATCCATGGAACGCATGTCACCACGTAGATTGTTCATCAAAATCTCTGGCGAATTAGGCTTGCGCTCATCCATTGCTTCGGTTGAGTAGCCTTCATCTTCGTATTCATCCTCTTCGTAGTCATCATCCATAAAACCTTGCATGATGCCTACGTTTTCAACCATGTCTTCAGGCACGACCCCTACTGCTCCGCCTTTTTTGAACATGGGACGATTAAGTACTTTTGATTTCATATTTATTCCTTAACCAAATAACTTTTGAGCGCCAGCCGCGGCTGACAGACCAGAAATACCTAAGCCAACGGCCTGAGTAAGCGGGCTAGTGCTAGGCGCTGTTTGAGCAGATAACGTCATCTGACTCGATGGTGCACCTTTGTAGATATCAGACAAGAAGCCTAACTGCTGGTAAGGCGACATGGTCTGCTGGAGTTGCGTGGCGCGTTGTGCTTCTAAGCGTTGCTGTTCAGCTTGTTGCTCAAGACCGCCTAACTGTGAAAGCATACTAACGTCTGCCATACCCATCTGTTGATTTGCTTGACCCAGCGCAGCTTGTTGCACGCCAAGTTGACCAATTGTAGAGCCTAACTGACCGATGCCCATACCAGTTTGGTAATCCACGCCTGCACGTTGTGCACCAAGAGCGCCAATACCTTGACCAAGAGAGCCATAGAGCTGTGCGCCTTGACCCGCGATGTTTGCTTGTTGTGAGGCGATCTGTGCGGGCAGTAAACCCATCTGTGCTTGTTGCGAGCCCAACTGACCTTGTAGTTGTGCGCCTGCTTGCCCCAATTGAGTTTGTTGAGTGGCTTGTTGACCAAGAGTTGAACCAATACCTGCCAACTGATTTGCGCCTGCAAGACCAAGCTGTGCGCCTTGAGCAGTTATGCCACCTAATGCTTGACCAGCTTGCACGCCTAACGAACCTTGCTGCGCAGCTAACTGAGCAGCCTGTTGTTGCAATTGCGCTTGTTGCGCTGTGGTGCCTGTTTGCAATTGCGCAGCTTGACCATACTGCTGGGCTGCTTGTTGTCCTAAGCCTGCTTGAGTTGCAGCTTGCTGACCATATAAGCTTCCAATCCCTGAGTACAACTGAGACTGCTGAGCTGCTTGTTGTTGCTGAGTTTGTTGGAGCTGAGCCATTTGCATGGCTGTAGCCGAATCAAACCCGGCTTCTTGAAACTGCTGTTGCGCTGCGGCAAGACCCAATTGACCTTGCTGACCTGCAACGGATGTCTGCAGTTGCCCTGCTTGAGCAAGTTGCTGTGCAGCTTGTTGTCCGAGACCTGCTTGCTGACCTGCAATGTTTGCTTGCAGACCCGCTTGGTTGGCTAACATCTGAGCGCCTTGCTGTTGCAAACCTGCTTGTTGCGAGGCAGCGCCAAGTTGACCCTGCCCTGCTGCTTGCAACATCTGCCCTGCTTGCTGCCCGAGACCTGCTTGGGTAGCGGCTAATTGACCAAATTGGGAGCCAATTGCACCAATGCCTTGCCCTGCTGCTTGTTGACGTTGTTGCTGTGCTTCAAATGCTTGTTGCGCTGTTTGTTGAGATTGGTTGTAGCCTGACTGTAACCCGCCCACAATTGCTGCATTGCGTTGTTCGGAGAGTGCACGCTCAAGCTCTGCTTGTTGAACTCCTTCTCGGGTTCCTCCAAAAGCGCCAGCACGCACGGCTTGTGCAGCGAGGTTCTGTTGTGCAATGTCACCTTGACGATTGATTTGTCGAATAGACTCATCAATAACCTGTTGCTGATACGGGTTCATGAACTGCTGTGTTTGGTCAGCACTAAACTGATTAGTTCCTGCTTGTAGCCCGCCAATACCCCCTGCTAACGCCTGTGATGCTGTTGCAAAACCTGGTTGTTGAGCTGCTTGAGCCGCTTGCCCTGCACCGCCGTACAATGCCTGAACGCCTTGTTGAAAGCCTGGTTGCCCCGCAGCTTGCATTCCTGCCTGAGCAGCCTGCATACCTGTTTGTTGTGCTTGTTGAAAGCCTGGTTGTGCTGCGGCTAACTGTGCTTGCTGGGCAGCAGTCATAGCGGTTTGCACGCCTTGACCAAAACCTGCTTGAGTAGCTGCTTGTTGCGCAGCTTGTGTAGCACCTCCAGCCGTGCCCATCGCATCGCCTAATATCTGACCTGATAAGCCAAAGTTAGATGGACCTGCCTGTCCTGCTGCTTGTTGCGCTTGGGCAAAAGAACCTGTGGCTTGTTGGAAGCCCGGCTGTTGCGCTGCTTGTTGTGATTGCAATGCTGCCTGATAACCCGACCCAATGCCTTGTCCAAAACCCGCCATTCCAGGCGCTTGAGACGCCATTCCAATAGCCTGTTGCCCTGAAGCTAATCCTGCGCCAATTGCTGCATTCGCAGGATTAAATTGAGGGTTGACCGCTGCGGTGCGTTGTGCAGCGGTTTGTAAGAGTGCTTGAGAAGGGGCTAAATTAGCCTGTGTAAACTGCCCTGCGGTGTTTACCCCTTGTGCAAGAGTCTGTGCTCCAGCGCCTACTTGGTCATACCCCATGCCTGCAGCTTCTGCATAGGCAGGAAGTTGCCCTGTAGTAGTAAGACCTGCCTGCATTGCATTTTGAGCTGCCGTAAACTCGGGGTTTACGTTTATCCCCGCCAAGCCTCGAGCGCCTGTTTGAGCAAGATTTTGACCCTGCGCAACACCCATCCCTGCTGCATCTAAGTAAGGCTGGTAAGACCCCAAGCCACTTTGCGCGAGCTGTGCTGCTTGCTGCTGTGTAGGGGATAACCCTGCTGTTTGATAAGCAGGTAGGTTCATAGGCATTTGTGACTGTTCTTTAGCAGCCTTAAGCAACCCTAACTTATATGCTTCAATGTCTGGCGCTTCCCGTACCGTTTGTTCGACGTATTCAGTTGCCATTAGTTGGCCTCTTCAAGTTGTTTCATAAGTGCGTACATTTTTTTAGCACCCGCGCGCCGCGAACCGCCACCCGCGTTACGTACTGCTCTAGCCGTGAAAACAAACTCCCCGTCAGACAACATCGCAGGAATTGAGTCAGAAGTGCCTGTACCTGGACCGTCAATCGGGCCATCCATTGGAATGTACTCGTCCATATCTGTTGGATAATCCGACGCATCAGTAGAGCCCCCTTCTGAGAAAGCACGCACGGCTGGAGGTTGGTTGTAGTAGCTTGTAGGCATTCTGCGTTGAAGCGGATTAGCGTATTGATTACCATAACCACTGCTTGTGTCATATGTAGTCACGGCATCAGGGATAGAGACCCCATAGCGCTCTGGGTCTCGTGCAAGATAATCAAACCCTGTTTCCTGATACGTGGCGCTAGGGGGTTCTGTTTCAGGTGCAGTAAAGCCTCCTGAAAGCCCCATAATGCCTAGACCTGCTCCGACAAGCGGACCGTACTGACGTAGCACACTTGGCGTGGCTTCCTTGACTGCAGCTTGGTAAGCAGCAGTCCGAACAACCTCGGGAGTACCTGGGGCTAACTTACTAACTGCATCCATCCCTATTTTGTTAAGCGCCTCATCAGAAGGTGTGCTAGGAGAAAGTTTACTAAATAAGTTCGAAGCACCTTCTTTTACATTGTCAAAAAAGCTTGGTGAAGTATTTGGCACACTTGGGGTCGTAACGCTAGGCGGTGGGGTCATTGATACAGGAGCTGTACTTACTGGTGCAGTAGGTACAGGCGCAACGGGTGCATTAGGCATGGGAGCCATTGCACTAGACGCGCTTAAATTAGGTGATGTAATGTTAGGTACAGTTGGGACTGTAGGAGGAGCACCTAAAGGAGATGATGTCACGTTAGGGGATGATACAGGGAAAGCCTCTGCACCACCTGTTAGACTGTCTGTCGCACCTGCGCCAAAAAAGTCTTTAGTTCCTGAAACAAGACTATCCCACTGTCCTGAGATAGTCGTTGGGCCTGCATAACTGCCAGCAGAAAACGCTTCTGCGCCACCTAGTACACCTGCGCCAATACCTGCGCCAACACCGCCAATCGCACCAACTTTTAGAGAATCAACAACACTTTTCCCTGCTAACATTGAAGAACCAAAACCGCCGACAAAGCCACTTACTGCAGCTACACCTGCAACTGAGGTAACCCCCAGTACGCTTGCTGCCGCAGGTCCTAAGAAGAAAGAAAGCGCCACTGCGGTAACAATTCGTCCGACAGGTGTTTTAACAAAGTTAGTGACACCTTTGACTACGGATTTAACACCGCTGACCACGGCTTTTGCAGCACCTTTAAATACGTTACCAACCGCTTTAGTAACTGATTTAAGTGGATTCCAAAACTCCCTTAATCCTGTCTGTGGATTGATTGTGCCACTGCCACCGTTGCGACGAAGCATACGCGCTTCGGAGGGGGTAATATGTGCCAACATGGTATCGCCATTGCGACCCATCTTTGCTAAACCAGAGGCAATTGGATTAAGCTGTGCAATACCACCCTGAGCAAAGGCTTGTGGCGCTTGTTCGGGCATTACTGCGCCCATGGGCAACGAGCCTAAGCCCTCCTGTGCCATATCCATATCAGGCGCAAAGGAGGTATTAACTTGATCAAGAGCCAAGTTTAACGCTGCAAAAAAGCTTGCATCAAACTCAGGAGGCAAGAGTTCCTCTGGCACACCTTCCGCTAAGAAGTCGGCACGTATTTCTGCGTAGTTTTCAGGATCTGTTAATACCGAATCAACCACTTCACCTATTGCATCCACTATCTCTGGTGGTAGGTTAGCTGCTTTGAGTGTGTCTCTTAAACGCTTAAGTTCAGCAGGATCTATTTCCTCGCCTGCCTTTAAGACTTCATTGCCGAATTCAACGGGATCTATCTGCGAACGCGCCTGTTCAAAGGCTGCCATCTGCGCTGGATCAACGTTTAACTCTGGAGCGCCTTGGGCGCCCATTTCAGGCGCTCCTGAAAGCGCCATTATTCCTTGCATCGCTTCTGCCATGTTTGTACCTTTCCAGTTATAGCCAGTGACCGCATAGGGGTCGCGCGCCGGGAAAGGACGCGGAGATAGGCTAATTATGCTTCAAAACCCTAGTTTCTGTCTAGCTCTAAGTAAGACAAATAAAAGGTTACATCCGCTTCTGATGACTCTATTGTAAGCACATCAGAAGACTCTAAAACAAGGGGTATGCCATTGAACACATCAAAAGTCGTGTTAGCACCAACAGGGCGCAACTTCTGTAGTACATTTCCTGCCGTTATCCCTGACTCGTATTGCGTCACAGTAACTAAAGCGGGAGATGTGGTTGTGTTGGTTACTCGTAGTGAGCGCACAATAGCGGTATTTGCAGCAGGGACAGTATATATTGTTGTCTCATCCGCTACATCAGGAGTCGCATATTGCCTAAAGTATTTATTTGCCATGAGTACCTCCTATTGTTGAAATTGTGTGACTTCTATTACCACAGCAGGCGCAACAGGTGCAAAGGCTGTAGCAGGTACGTTATTTATTGTCACGTTTGTACTGTCGGCAGCATAGACTAACTCGACATATCCGTTTGCGGCTAATGATACGGCTTCGTTTAGAAAAAGGGTGGTGTACGCATTATTTGTGCTTACTGTGACGATACGAGCAGAGAATGGGATGTCTGTCCCATTCTTCCTAAACCAAACCCAAATATTCTTGTCCGCCGCTGATCCACTAATAAACTGTAATGTAGCTACAAACTGATAACGCCCTGACTGGGGTACAACTATTCTTGATGCGGGAGTTCCTAAAACTACACCGTTACCGTCTCTTGTTACACCAAAAACAATAGGGTATGCGGTATTTGCTGCTACGGGGCTAGTATCTGTTTCTAATGCAAAGACGCCGTAGTATTGCATTTGAGTGATTGTCGGGCGTACAAAAATAACACCTACTGTGGCGTCTGAAATAACACAAGCGGCAAGCGGTATGACGTTATCAGGCGCAGTAGGCTTTACTTTAGTTAGCCCCCCTGCAACGGTTGGTGAAGCATATAAAAGGTCACCCTGAGTAAACGCGCTTGTGTCAAGCCCTCGCACAAAACCAAACGTTGTGCAGTACCCTTTTTCTCCAGAGTCAGGTAATTCATGAGTCATGACCCCTAAAATATAAAGACTAGGTTGTGTACCGTCAGCCAAGTAAGGCGCAACTAAAAGTGCGTTAGGCGTAGCACCTGCAAATCCTACTACTGTGCCGTTAGGTATTGTGACACCAGTTGTATTGCCAACACGGGCATACTGCTCTTGCCCAATTTGTTGCGTAACGCCATAATCCATACCTAAGTCAAGCGTTTGGTCAGTGCCGTTCCATCCTAGTCTTGCTGTTTGAGTGGCATAAGAAGCGTTGGTATTAAAGTCAATATACTCATACAAAAGTTCTGGTGTAGCGCCGTTCCCGGCCCAGTTGTTTGCATCGGCAATGTTATTGGTTGCAATCGGTGTATAGGATGTGTTTAATTGCAACACAATCTGCTCTAAGGAGCGCACGAGCTGGTCAAACGGCTCAGGGCTATACTGCACAGGGGCTGCATTTGGAAGACGTACATTGAGTATCTTGCTCATAAATTATTGCCCCAATACCTTTTCTCTAAGTTTTTCCTTGCTTCAACCGCTTCCCCCAGAGATGAATAAAAAGGGGAGTAACAGCGCTTGCTATTGTTGGTTATGTTTGCTATCCATTTGTTTTCTTTAGCAAGATAGGATACCCCTTTGTGCCCTGTTTTGTTAGGTCGATCTCTCCTGTTGACTGCCTGAACATGGTAAGATGCCCAACGGCAGTTCTCCTTTGTGTAGCCTTTGTTATTATCAATCCTGTCAAGGGTTTCTTCTCCTACTGGCTCACCCATAGCTACCTCAAAGTTGACATACTCAAGCCATTCCTCGCAAACAGTAATCCCTCGTGCCCCATAACGAAAGTAGTCTTTGTCCTCTGTATTACGGCACCGTCGTATCATTGCTCGCCAAGTATTGTAGGAGGACTTATAGCAGCCCCCATGTCTGATAATAGTTTCTTTATGTAAACAACCACAAGATTTTGTTCGCCCTGTAGCTAATTGTCCAGAAGTTACTACTGTTTTTTTACCGCACTCACACGCACATTCCCATAAACGTTTTTTGCTCTTTCCAACGCCCGCATCCGCAGTAACAAATAGTCTACCGTAAGTTAACCCTATCCTATTTATAAACTTACCCATGATTATTTTTCACCTCGCGCCGTCCGGTTGAGCATCTATTCTTAACGTACCAAAGCGCCAGTTGGTGTTAATATCCGTGCTTTCAATAGTAAGCTGAATCTGTCTGCCTCGAGCCCTTGTATCCACCTTCTGTGTGGTAGGCGTGATGACATACGGGTCAAGAGAGCTTGGGCTTGCTGTGGCTTGTGGGTAAGGGCGAAGCAACAATCGTACAGTCAGATTACCAATTTGGTTCTTGAAATCTGGAATAAAGCGTTTCATAAACAGCATACTGTCGCCTTCTCCCAAGTCAAAATAACCTGAGACAACGTAAGCGTAGATAGGCTCGCCGTTGGCATCAAAACCGTCTTCTTGGTTATATACAATACTACGACCTGCCGTCAAACCTTGGATCGTGGACAGCGTTGCTTCGTTACTGTTCTCTAAATACTGAGTAGCAATAGGCTTACGGTAAGTTCCAATATCTGTCCAAGAAGTGCGTGGCATTGAGCCTGTTGACCAGACGTTTTCTAGGTAGTTATACGTCACGTAGCGATCGTTGTAGTCAGAGGTAAAGGAGGAATACCACCATGTCACTTCATTAAATTGTGAATTAACCCCTGCATGTAACTTAATTCCCTGCACTTGATTTAAGTCTTTGAACACATAGTCTTGTACTGTACATGCCATCTTTTTAACCGTACCGTCAAACATATAGAACGCTTCAGGGCCCATCCAAAAGGCAATGCCGTTCACGTCCACCGCTGCGTGAGAGCCAATACATCCGCAATTTGCACCCAACTGTTGGAAGCCAAACACAAAAGGTGGCCCCACATATTGCATGGCATGAAGAGATGTATCGGTGAAAATCAATATCTGACCACGAGAACGTACGGCTGAAATAATGGTACTGCCATCCGTTAACCGCTGACCACCAGCCGTATTGGTCGCAGACTCAACAAACTCATTAATATTTTCTTGGTCAGAAAACCTAACAAACATCGGATCTATTGTAGCGGGAACACCAAGGGTAGACTCCGTGCCAAAACAAATCAAGTGACGATCAGGCGTGGACACTAGCGCGAATTTGCTTTTCGTGGGAGCCCCTGCAATTGCTGTGACTCGAGTTTGTAATCCCAAAGAAGTATCATATAAGTAGATACCTCCATCTAAAACCTGACAGATTACATCTTCTCCGTATGCATCTAACTGCCAAATTCTAGGTTTTATATTGATAGAGGCGCTTGCATCGCGAGGCGTACCCCAAGTATTAGTTCCCCAAGTACCTACGCCCCAACCAAAGTCCACATAACCGATAGGCGCGCCTATGTTAATCTGATAAGTAGCAATCGTTGCCACTCCGCCATTTCCTGTGTCAGATGCATTTGCAATGATAGGAGAGGTGATCTCATATGTAGTGGCGCTCTTCACTAACGTAATCTCATACTCTTGGTTTAAAACAGGAGCGGTAATTACCCCACCAAGCGACACGGCGTCACTAAAGGTAACAAAATCCCCCGTAATTGCCTCATGCGCTATTTGGGTAACGGTCAAGATCCGCGAACCGTTGACCGCAGAAAATGTTGCGTCACCCGCGGCTGACGTAGCGCGGATCGGGGTTATATCTGCCCAAGTTCCACTTTTGAAAACGTAGAGCTTTCGATTGGTTCCAATCATCAGGCTGGCTATACCATCAAGCGCATTCCATGTAAAAGCGTCTGTAGCAAGACCAATAAGGTTCACAGGGGTTTGTTCAAAGTCTTTCCATCCCCCTATTTTCTCAGGTAAACCGTAACGAAAGCGTACATAATCTCCATCCGTCCACCCGCCTTCAGCACCGTATTCAGTGTTTTGCTTGTCAATTCCAGGCTGTAATGCTAGACGGATATACGGCATATTATGACCTTATTTTGACATTCATTTTAGCCCATCTTGACTAAAATAGTCCATTAACTTAGCATACTTGGTCTGGCGATCATCAAGCCCGTGGATACCACCATTAATGCGTTTTGTCATGCCCACCACATCTTGGTTATCAGCGAGCGCGTTTAATCGATTTACGTTCCAAAACCATCCTGCTGACTCTGCTGAATACTTAGGTTGTTCCAGCATTTCAGGGCTTTCTACCGCGTCGTTTTTGCAAGCATTGCCGTAAGCTACGTAGTTATTCTTGCCAGTAAGCTGAATCAAGCCCCGCCCTATGTATTTCCAACCATCCCCAGAAGCCTCCTCACCATTGCCCATACGGTTAGCATAAGCGCGGTTCGCGATCCGCTCTGGGTTTCTCGCGTACCGTTGTGCTATTTCAAGAGTAGGAAAGTGCTTAGGCCACACCCGCATCAGACTTGCTACAGAGTAGTTCAAGTTCTCTTTAACAAACTTAAAGCCTCCAGATTCATGAGCCACTTGGCTTAAAAACCCTGCAATCCTAAACGGATCGTTGATCTCGAACCGCTCACAGGTTTCATCTAGTGCATCTGCCCAAGTGTCAGCAAGTTCAGCGGTTGTAATTACGCGCAGTAGTTCTGGGGTGATTAACATCAGTTATCGGCTCGCGGGCCACGCAGCGTGGCAGGTTCGGGAATCAACGGCGTGTTGGTCAGCCTCTTTTGCCACTTCTGTAAGTCTTGTTGCACACTGCTCGAATACGATTGAGAGGGCTGTGGCGCGGTTACGGGTGGAGGCGCAGGTAGCACGGGCGATGGAGGTACTATCGGCAAGCTCGAGGCGCAACCGCTCAAGCTCAGTACGAGCAAGATTGGCAGCATCAGCGTTTTCTTGAGCGATAGCGTTTGCAACGTTGAGTGCATCATCCTTTACCTTTTGAAGTCTTGCTGATTCTGTTAGAGCCTCTTTGCTCGCTTGCACTAAGGCTTGGCTTTGCTCTGCCATCAAGCGGTCAATCTTTGCGTTCAGTCTCCATCCGTTTGCGCTCCATCCTGTGGCTATTCCAATTACCAGACTTGCTACGGTGGCTATAACGGTTGTTTTTAGGTTGAACACTTACAACTCCTTTGGTATCCTCGTATGTTGCCGCACCAATATAGGTCATCACAACGCCCATCACGAACCCGTAAAAAGGTAGTGCAATCTGGCCCAAAACATCAGACTCGGTGGAGAGAATAAGCAACGGGAAGGCTACCCCAGACAACAAAGTTATCCATGCCATCTTGCGCCTATTCTTCCAGCGGTCTATCTCGCTCACTGCACGGCCTGAATAATAGCAACCTCCGAGATCATTTATTTAACTGACCCAAGGTAATGGCGTGCTTTGTGGGGTAACAGGAGGAGTAATAATTGAGTTAATTTGACCTTGTACGCAAGCTTCTGCGTTAATTGTTACGTTTGGCTCAGCCTGCACCCAGCCCAGCACAATTTCTTCTGTCAAATCTGCATATAATATAAACCCAACGCTCTCTGCATTTTGAGAAAAGCTAGATGTATTTTCAATTGACGCCGTAACATCACCATCTACGCCTGAGCATACCCAGTTTACACTTACAACATAATCGGGTTCAATGTTACTCATTGTTCGCATATTCGTTACTGACCATGTAAATGTAGTCATTTTTATTTCCTTTAGGGGTGAGTTAAAACATAAGCGTCAAATTTTGCATTCAATTCCTGCAAGGCTTTTACTAAAACAGGAATCATGTGCGAATCAACCATACGCAGTTTGTCTGCGTCTTCGTTATCTACAATGACAGGGTTAGCACCCTCAAGCGCCAGCACGTCTTGGGCTTTAAAGCCGTAGCGCACCCCGCCGTTGGTTTCTTCAGAGTCCCGTGCGGTACGGAACTGATACGCCGTAGGTTGCAACGCTTTGACAAACTCAAGGCCGTGCGGTACAGGTGCAAAGTTAGTCTTGTCCCGCGCATCGGACACCACTGTCCAAGCTACTTGGATGTAGGCATTGGTAACTCCAGTCGAACCCATGCAAAAACGATCGTTTTCGGTTGTTGGGCTAAAGACTGGGGCGTTGATACCTCCGGAATTATACGGATTGATTGCTGTGTTTCCGCTACCTGTGCCGTTGCTGTAGAGTGCGCCCCGCCCGATGGCTGTGTTGTAGCTACCTGTGCCGTTGGAGTAGAGTGCGAAAGACCCGATGGCTGTGTTGAAGTTGCCGTTGTTGTTGAAGAGTGCGCTCACCCCGCTGGCGGTGTTGTCGTTGCCTGTGGTGTTGCGCTGGAGTGCGCTCACCCCGCTGACTGTGTTGTAGCTACCTGTGATGTTGTCGCGGAGTGCGCTCACCCCGCTGGCTGTGTTTTGAGTGCCCGTGGTGTTGCTGTAGTTTGCGTTCTGCCCGCTGGCTGTGTTGTAGAAGCCAGTGGTGTTGCGCTGGAGTGCGCCAAACCC